AATAACGCACTTAGGGCGCGACCGTCTGTGGGTTGTGGACCCTTTCCCTCAATGACCTACATCATCTGTAACTCTCCCTATAGCTAAATTTTAGGGTCTTGGAATTTCAACCAGTGCCAGGTCACAGATACCGATCACGATGATTCTGTTGCCGCTCCTGATGGAATAACCACCAGGCGAGTGTCATTGTCGTATTGTCACGGTTCAAATACGGAACTAACTCCTTTACAGTCTTTTAACGAGTCTAGTCTCGGGTACAAATGAGTGTGCTTTACCAAAGGCACACTTTTCCACCACAGTTCATATAGTCTGTTGGTGGTGTATGATATACAAGTAACATCCTCGGGTAGCCCTTACTGCTTAACAATTGTTTACAGGTAACATCCTTGGGTAGCAAGAATTGCTTTATCATACACCAGGTCATGTGGCAACCGGTCCAAAGACAAGCCCTAACACACTCACCCTTTACCAAAAGTTTCTTCGTTCTGGGTACATCTCATAACGTTGCAGTACTACGTCTGCAGACGAGCGTTTTATAGTTGCACGGACGCCACGGGTACAACGGTTGATCAGACCTTTTAAATTCATCCGGGCATGTGATCAATCTACCCTTCCTGTCAGTTGTTAAAGAAAACGGACTTCCTTCAGGTCAAACCTATTTGGAAGGAATTCTGGTAATGGGCACCTCTGGAAAGGTATCCGACCCAGACCATTCTGCCCCCAACGAACCACGTCTGTATGTTCTCCATTGTCACACTCGTAATTGATCAAATATTTCTCAGCTAGTTGGCGAATGTCATTGACAGGTGGTACGGATGTTAACTCAAGCGCATCAAGTAAATACTCACATTCTTCAGGACAGACACCCTTGCTCATGCTGCGCCATGTAGTGATCAGTTCATCTGGTCGTTTGTCCAGGCTCAAATAGTGCCATGCGCTGACTAGTTTCTTCTCTACGAGCGATCCAAATGGCCGGTCAACTATTGCATACTGATTCAAGAACAATGATTCGGGTCCTGTTGTGCGCACTAGTTTAACTTTTGCACCCAAGGATATTGCCAGGTCGGGGTTCTCTAGTGTGCTTGCGACGGAAGGATATGATTCAGGTTTATACGGTCTTGCACTTCGACATGTGATATAAAGACCATCACAGAAACGACCTGTTCTACCTCTCCGTTGGTCACTTACATAGCACGGTGAGATCATCTTGCCGATCCAACCTTTATGATTTACGATTGAAGTCCCTGAATCAATAACAGCTGTTACGCCCTTAATGTTAATCCCAGCGTCGACGACTTGTGTTGCGACTATATGACCTCGTTCCGGTATGCGTCGCGACTTTGAATGAACCAATGTGGCAGCTACACCTATTTGTGCCAATGAATCGACAATTTTCTCACATTCCCTTAACGACGGTTCAATGAACAACACCCGCTGGAGTTTTGCCGGCCTCTCTCTTTCACACCAAATATATGATTCAATTGGGTTGTGCCCGATGAGTTCTACTTCTTCTGTGGAATATTGCTTGGCTATCTTCAATTGCAGGTTTGGGATCATGGGGACATGCTTAAAGACCGGTGTCGCCGTGGCCAATATGGTAAAACCAGCTGGCACCAACATCCGCATAACCGCCACCATTTCAGGTGATTCTTCATGAGCTTCATCCATTATCACCATTGTGCCAGGTGGACAAGAAAATCCTTTCTTCACACGCTCATAGAAATGACCATATGTGGCAGTGACGAAAGTGCGATTGACTTGGAATTCTTGGCCTTTCTTCAGCCAGTGGATATTTGGTAATCCTATCTCTGCACATAGTATCCTTCTCGGCATCAATAAAATGACCTGCCTGATGCTGACGCCATCCAACACCCTACCAATCAGAGACCTCGGCATCCAATAGGATTTTCCTGTTCCTGTAGGTGCCGTTATGCTAACACTCGTATTTTCTTGCCGCATGACGCGTAATATATCTGCGACAGCCTCATCCCAGTCCGGCCTTGTATCGTCTCTTGACGCCGAAGTCATTTGTTCAATTCCTTGCCCTAGTGTCGGTTGCCACAGTTGGGTGAGCTTGACCATAGACCAGGTCAACATCCCTATGAACTTGTCAACTGCGAGGATTTTTTCAAGCGTAATCGGACAAGATTCAAGCACTCTCAATGCTATGTACTTATGATTGTAGTACATATCCCTTGGCACCATTGCTGATAACTCGGGTGAGGATTGGCCTTGATGAACCCAATGCACGAAATTTCCCATTGAGTACAGACGGGGCACAGTGAATGAATACAATGAAAAAATCATTGTGACCAGTGCCCCCCCAGGTATTAGCTTTGCGACCTCTAAAATCCGGTTTACCTGAATATATAGCGAGCCCAAGAGTATCATACGATTCTGTGCAGTCAGAAAGCGACGTTCGACGAGGCCTGGCTCCACCTCAACTTCAGCCATTGGTGTGTTCATGAAGGCCGGTATATCAATGAAGCTGGAGAAGGGGCTCTGTCGCTGCAGATAGTCCATAGTAGCGACATCTGGAGGTACACCATTGCGATGGTAAGCTGCATAATACAAGAACCGTTCGACTTCGAAATGACCGCTGCAGTATCGTGCTCCCTCGAACAATTGTGGGTCATCTAACGCCAACAACCTTACAGGAAGGTCATTGGTGAATCTTTCCAACTCATTACATGCCTTGCCTACGTTGAATACCAATAAATCAGTCCATAGAAATGTGTAACGAAGCCGTTGGAATACATCCAGGTGCATCGGGTCAAAATCCTTGTACCACATGGCAACAACGTCCCGATAAGTGGGGATCTTCGCCGTCTTAATGAACCGTGGTGACTCCCTAAGGGTCCTTGGCAACCTGGCCATAAAATGGTCATAGTCCTGTTTGAAAGCATTATAAAGTTTCCGTTGATGCGCCGTCAGCAATATGTCACCCTGGATCCGCTCGATCATATAACGGGCTTGTTCCACCTTATTCCTGAACCTGTGAGTTTTCTCGACCTTGAAGTCCAGATAACGCATGAGCATATTCTTGTGGTCGTGTATGACTGCAAATGCCGGAGGGTCAATGCCTATCATATCGAAATCGGATCTATAGGCGGTTCCCTTCTCAACTCTTTTACCTAGGAATGTTTGCCCGTATATAGTACCCTGCCCTTCCATCCGGCATGTTATACCATGTTCTTTTTCGAGAAAACTGAATAGGACATTCCAGTTCACTTCCATGTTGGTCCCGCACATATTGTCATCCGACTGGTTGGCCAAAACTACTCTTTGAAAGAACTGCTCAGGTGGTAGACCGTGGGTTTTCCAGAACGCATGCATTAATATCACCTGCAACGCTATGGTGTTGTCCGTTGTAACATTTGAGTGTCCTGTTGCTCCCCCACGTACCTTCTTGACTACGGCCACTTCATCTACGAGGTTGACTAGGTAACCTTTGCGTATGGCTTGATACATGCAATCTATGTGCTTTCCAATTGCCTCACGTTGTGGGTGGTTTGCGAATCCCCTTTTCCTAATTTCGGCGATGACATCGAAAATACCTTTGTTCTCGTGTGCGTCCATTGCCGTTATATCAAGACTGACCTTGTACTTCATCGTCGCGATTTCACCAAATACAAAATTCATGGCTGCTCCATTCAATGGCATGCCAACCTTCCCTGGCGAGGTAAACCAGTGTCTTCGTTTATTAACATCCATACAGAAGATCATGCTTTGAACATATGACAGTAGGTTTTGGCCTGTGATTGAACGCAATTTGAAGGGGTCTTTGTCGAGTTTTTCCCTATTCACAACTTGGCTCTTCGGGAACGCATGATAGAGCATTGGTAGCCAGGTCCCAGTCTTAACCCAGTGCTTAACAGTCCGCACAATAGCACTATCCCAGTGTTCTGCTCGTAGATCGCGCCGTTTCCTGAATCGCACCGCGCCTTTGTTTGTCGTGCCTATGAAGGGAATCGAGGGACTGTATTTCTGGACCATGGACTTTAGGATCTTTCTAGGATCTGACAGCTCTGCATCTAAATAGAGTTCAGGGTTGTGATCAATGATGGATTCAGCAATACGTTGGCATTCCCCAGGGGTTACTGTCTGGCCCGCGTCCTTAACTAAATACCGACCCAGTGATCCAACCATGATGTCTTTTGTCGCGCGTGTTATGCCATCAACACCCTCGGGAAATTCCCAATTGGCATGGTAATAACTGGACCTGTCCTTCAAGTACTGATCAACGAGTGGGCTACGTCGTATATGTCTTGCGTAATCGTGAAAACCGAGAGGTTCTACGGTTCTTCCATTCACCTTCAAGTCTCGAAACATGTTTAGGTACCGTAGATATTGGGCCAAGGTCTCATCATAGGACAGGTCACTGAAACATGGTTGGTCGGAAAGACTCAGACGCAGTTTATTCATTACGTTCTGCGAGTTCGTGAATTTTGCGAGGGGTGCCCAAACCTTTTTAATACGTTGTGGTTCATCTTGAAAGATCTGCATGAGCGCGTCAACAGAACGAACGACGTTTGCGGTGATGTCAACACCTGCAGTTGTTATCTTTGCTGTGGCCGCCATTCGCTGTAATTCAATTAGCCGGCGCCTGAATGATGCTATATTCCTCCGCGCTTGCGTCACTAACTCCTTGACCGGCGCCGGGGTATTGACCATTACCTTGCCAGCGTTAATGAACCATTCCTTCGTTGAGAAACATTTACCAAGCACTTCAATGGCAGGGTATCCCTCGTTGTCAACTGTCCATTCACCTTTGGGTGGCCCCCGTGTCGGCTCAGCAACGAGCCCCTCCTGATAAACACGATTGAGTTCCTCCCAGGACCAGAACTTTGTTTCACCTTGAGATATTATCTTGCCTGATGTCGTTTTGAGGCGTACAATGGTTGACTCCACAGGAAAACCTGTTTCCGCTGCAATCATATTGAAGAGTTTGTCATTAAAATAATGTGTGACAAACATGCGTTTCCAAACGAGGACGGCCTCATCACATCCGTAACAGTGTCCCCATTTTTCTATCACCCCCAGTATATGGTCATTCTTGCACTTATCTGCCGCATTCAAGAAGCAAGCGGCCAGGATTGAGTGAGTTGAGGCCCACATTGTTGAAGCGACACATCTGTCAGAAACAAGTTCACCTTCAGTGATTTCAATTACGTCCTTAATGCATTCTGTCATTTTAGGGTCAGCCCTACCGTTAACTGAATAATATCTAGCCTTGGTTTGAAGCCAGAAAGGCAGGAGTCTGAGACAAGCAAGCATTCGTGGATGGACATTAACCTGAACCTTTTGCATACCATAGGTTTCTATGTCCTCATTGACGAAGCACAGAATCACATCAAAGAATTCTTTCATGCTCAAGATGTAACTTTCATCTATTTCGATGTTCCTTGATAACGCACAAAGACCGACGCGAGGTTGCTTTAGTCCGGTATCTTCGAGTAGTTGGTCCACTTGCGCGACAAGTGTGAACCACATGGACCGAAAGTTCTCTGAGGCGTGTATTTCAACATAAACATCCTTTCGGACTTCCTCGGACAAAGAATGCATAAAGTGAAATTGGTCCAAAGCACGTCCGGTCATCTCGTTCGCTCGATGTACATATCGGCCATTCCCCATTATGGTTACATGATTGTCGCCCACAGTGTACCGTGCCTCCCCACCGGTTGGGCTCGCCTCTTGTTTCACTTTACATATGTTGAGCATCACAGCTGTCTCACGTGCTAGGACACCTATTGGATTGTCTGAGTGTTTCATGTCCTGATAGATCTGACTTGAACGTGTTGCTGGTGACGAACCCCCAAATACATAGGCCCAAACTTCAGCAATCCCAAGCTTCTCACGGCTATCCTCTGCACCTGCTGAGTACATAAGGTTGATGAGATTAGAAGACCTCATAACGGCCTGGCCAGTGAAAGTGCCTGCAAAACCCAGCAGGAATAACGCTATATAACCCAACCCGAAGAACATGGTAGTTGTCAATAAGATCAGGCCATGCATCACCATCATCAGCATGGAATTTTCACCTTCGTGCTGACTGAGAACCACCATCATAGATGTCTGGCAAGTATTCCTGAAGTTATAAACTTCACCATTTTTCTTCTCCATGCGCTCATGGACGAGGGCCAGGTTCTCTCTTGGTATTTGAGTCTTCAATTCCCAGGAAACCCTCCTGCGTGTCTTTATCTCCTTATAAACCTTAAGTAACCCATCGTCGTTGTCCACACCGACGCAAATGCCGCTAACTGGGTCAACGAATTCAACATGATAAGCGGGGACTAGGGCGAAGAAATAGCCAGTGATCTTTGAAAAACGCACGCTGAGAAACCTGTCATCCTTACGTCTGGCATGTTCCCACCACGCCACAAGACAGGCGGAAAACCAACGGAGTCGAAAAGCCACACTATCGAGAGCGCGTCTACTATAAGAGTAGAAGAAGATGGCTGGAAGAAAACCCCACACATTCATGGAAAACCAGAAACCAGGATCAGCTAGCTGCTGTGGCAATGAATAAATGGCCAGCGGTAGGATTTCCGGTATGTAGTACTTATGGTAAGAGCGCCTAGTTGCCAAAATCAGGCTACTCGCCAAGTGCAAAGAGAGAGCATAACCAACAAATGGTGTTATTCCCCGAGGAACCAGTACCTGATGAACCATCTGAACCAATGTTGGCTGGAAAGAGATCGATCTCAGGAACAGCTGGAGTTGCACGACCAGGAATATCAATTGGAGCATGCGAGCCACAAATCCATTTAAGAAGGCTTGTGACCACCACTTGATCCCCATCCACCCCCCTTTCCAGCCACGGAGCTTAACGAGGTGACGGAAGAATTTAAACGTGTCTATCCAATTAAGTGCCCGCAAGATTGCAACCCAGAAAGGTGTAATGTCGTTGTTAAAAACAAATTGCTTGTCATCCACATAATGCCGGTCCAAGATGGTGGTGCAAGAGTAGGCTCGACAACCTGCTGCGGCTGCTGTTGCCATGGTACCTGCACCACCGTGGCAATAAACGGTCTCGAATTCCTGCATTAGCTTGAAATGATCAGTCCTGGGTTCGTACTTATATTTCGAGTCCTTCCTCGTTGACCACGTTGTCTTGGGGTTGAGACCGATAGGTTCAGGTGACGAACTGGATCCCATACAAACTAGGGTTTTCCTGGTTCGAGGAACCTTGCCGTCCGCTTTGTGAAGTAATGTCATACCATCGCAAGACCTGGGAGCATAACCGCTGAATGAACCAATCCGAAGGACCGGATTATTTGACAAGAACACAAAACTCGTGACAGCATTGAACCAGCGCATTATCGGCTCACGAATGCCGAGTGTATAGCCCTTGATGACGTGAGCAGGTGGTGTCAAATCATAGGTAATCGTTCGAGGTCCATCAGTCAACATGCCCAATGGTGCAAAGACGTAGCACTGTTCATCCATCCGGTACTCTTGTATCTTGGCAAGAAAACGGGCCAAATAACCTGATGTTTTGAAGACATCACCTGCTTCAATTTCTTTAAGCATGAGATTTCCTTCGAACTCTGTATTGGTGGGTGCCCATTCAACCTCAAAACCGGCTGTTTTCAAAACACGACAATAGAATTGCAGTGGAACCATGTCACCTTTCGAACCGAACGGTACAAACTTAAAGCGCAAGGTGGTGACAAAACCTGGACCTGTCAAATAGATAGCAACCCAGAAGAGCAAGTAAACGAAGACGAGGCCGAAACACATATATGTCCAGAATGCATTCCAGCCAAGGTCAACATTTGCGTGCACCAACTCCATCCTGCCGATCATAATCATTACTGCGGTCAGAAGCACCCTCGAAACCCAGTCTATGCCCTCTTGGAGGAGGAGTCCCACACCACGGCTGAGTTGATAACGGATCTCCTTGACTTCAGCTGTCAAGTGTAAAAGCATGGACTTAACCTCTTCTTCAAACGTCCGATAAACTGGTTGGATGACTTTGGCCACGACCTCTTCAACCCGATGGCTGTAGCGGTAACACATGATGAAGCCTACAACGAGTACTAATATGCCAAACAAGGAAATGACCTTCCTTATCCTTCTGTAACGGATCAATCTTGTGACAAGCCTCTTTTGGTCACCGCCACATAACGAGAGGCACGCAGCTGCCTTTTCTTCTACTATAATTGGGTCAAGTTCCATATGCATTGGCACTTCTTGAGCAGTCTCCTTCGCCGACTCTTTGTACACGGCACTTGATCCACGATATTCCGCATCTAACAACTGTACTGCTGGCACATTCTTTAAGAGCCAACGTTCCAGGCCAGTTCGTGGGCCTTTGTCAAGTAGCCTAGTCCAGGCTTCACGGGCATAAACTTCATGGCGGCTCTTTGACATTCGTTCCAATGCTTCCTCGGTTGGCGTCGCGCGGTTTACAGCATAGGAATGGAATTCCCGGCATTCATCATCGTCACACCCACAATCATAGGGTTCAATCACGATGTCAGGTGTACCAGTAACGGGTGTCATTGAATCCAGTACACTGTCACACGAATCCATCATAGAATGCACTAGTTTCGCGGGGCTGCCGAGGACGCGTTCCAAAACCGGTGAACCCCCATCAACACCTACACGTTGACGCCTTCTTCCCCCAACCTGACAAAGCCCATTCCAGGCAAGATAGTTGAGCACCTGGTCAAAAGTCATGTCGTGGCTTCCGCCTGGTTGTATATGCACGGTGCCAGCGACTTTAAGGACTTGGAAATTACCCTCACACCTATTCTCAGGGTGCAACGACCTTGCCCATGCCACAACCAAAAAACCACACGGCCACTTGCCTACTGACCATGTCCTCGACATATCTTTGGCTAAGACTTGCCAACAATACCCATCTCTTTCAGTTTCAAGGGAGATCTGGCCTCCTCCAATTCGACTACCGTGGCAACCGCCCAACATACTCATCAGGGTTGCCCACCGGCAAATTAACTTGTCGCCCGGATGAACGTGAATAACATTGTCCGACATCATGAGCAGGCCTTTTACAGGTTGGTTGTTCACGCCCCAATTCTTGATTGCGTCCAACATGGCAGCCGCAACTGAACTGGCCAATGGGTAAGCACCAAGGTCAGGTGGTGTTAGATGGACCGACAACCAGATCCATTTCCAACAAAAGCCGTCGGGCAGGAGGTCAAATTTCAAGCCCAGGGACATTGCAGCCGCACATGTAATTGAGAACTGGGCATGGTCTAGTGCAACTACCCCTTCCTGTCGTCGAGCAATTCTACGCCCCAGTTTTATGCACCGGCTTCCCCCGGTGCCAGGTCCCTGTTCGTCAGGGTCACGTCGTTGGTCCAATGAGTCCAAGAGAGCCATTAAATCAAAAGAGAAAGGCGTTGCCCGGCCATTCCCCCTACTGCCTTCCGTAGTTACAAGGGTTGTGGTATCAAACCCACGGGTTTCCCCGCCTGTGGGCCTAGTTAATTCCACACTATCATTCCCGGGGTGGGAGCCTCTTTCAGTCCCGTGCGCTTTAATCGTATTATCTTTTGTTGTGCCCATGATGATTTTCTACGGACCGCTTCAACTTGAGTGTCGGGTGGGATACCTGCTTTGCCCCCTCTACCCTTCCATTTTAGGATGGAGGTCTCCTGTCACAACCCGAAAGTTGCCGCTAAAAGCACGTTTCCATGGGTCGCACACCCACGGTCGTGTTTTTGGTTTCATGCCGCAGCTATAGCTAGGTTCCGTCTAGCTCCGTGTTTAG